CTTTGAAAGACCGCTTCGAGGTGGTGAACAGGAATGGCCGAGGCTAACGAGCACACGGCGCTGGCAAACCCGTATGAGATTCCCGACGTCGAGGCCATGCGTGCGGCGTGGAAAAAGGCCGAGACGCCGACCCAGGCCGCTCAATGGTTGGAAATGGTGGTGTACGGGAAGCCCAAGCGGGGGAAGACCCACTTCCTCGGGAGCATCCCGAACATCCTCATCCTGGACTTCGACCAGGGATCCAGCATCATCACCAAGCAGAAGTTCCCTAATTTCCGGGGGAAGCGGGTGGCAATCGAGTCGTTCAACGACGTGGCCCTGTGGTACTGGATTCTCAAGACACAGAGGCACCCGTTCCAAGCCGTGGCGTGGGACACGGCGACGATGGCGATGGAGCTTGCGCTCCAGCACGTGCTTGCGGAGAAGGCCCAGCGCGACCCCCGCAAGAGTGCCTACAAGGCGGAGCAGGACGACTACGGGCGGGCGGCGCGCATCATGCGGCATTGGATCACCATGTACCGTAGCCTGCNCATGCACAAGATTTGGGTTTGCCACGAACGGACAGACGAAGCGCCCGACGAGGAAACCGGCACACAGGAGGTGGAATGGTACGTCCCCGACCTCCAACCTTCCGTGCGGAGCTACCTGCTGGGGCTTGTGAGCCTCATCGGGTACGCCTACCGGGTCCACAAGGACGGGAAGCTCCAGTTCCGCATGGCGTTTGACAGGCCGGGGACAATGGCGGCGGACAGGTATGGTGTCATGCCCAAGGCGATTGCAAACCCGACGTGGGACAAGATCATGGAGTACTACGGGAAAATCTTGACAGGAGGCGAAGACAACGATGGCGACAGCGCCTAAGAAGATCATCGTTCCGTGGGATCTGGCGAGTGAGGCATACGTACTGCCCGAAGGCAAGTACGCCCTCCGCATTGTGGAGGCTAGGGCCGGGCAGGCGCAAAGCGGCGAGCAGCGTGTGGAAATCCAGTTCGTCGTGCTAGCTCCCGAGAAGCACAAGGGTCGCAAGGTAACGATCTTCTACAACTTCAACGCCCCTGGCCTGCGTGCCTTGCGGGAGCTGATCCAGGGCATCGGCTTCGAGGTGCCCAACAAGGCGGCGGCTCTTAACCTCTCCAAGCTGGAGGGGAAAGCGCTCATCGCGGAGGCGAGGGTGCAAGAGGGCAAGCAGGGTGGTAAGTTCCAGATCCTGCAAAACATCAAGCCCTACGGCAAGAACGAGCCCGAACCCGAGGAAGACGATGTGGAGGAGGACATTGCTGAGGACGATCTGGTGGAGGACGACGACCTGGAGTTTGACGACGACCTATGAGGGAAGCTTACCTGCAAGGCGCTATCCTCCGCGCCCTGCGGAAGCGCGGGGGCTGGTGGGTTAAGTACCACGCTGGCCCCCGCTACTCCACAGGGGGAGTGCCAGACATCCTCGGGGCATACCGCGGGCTGTTTGTGGCGATGGAGGTGAAGGTGGACGACGCAAGGGTGACACCGCTACAAGCCGCCACACAGCAGGAAATGCGCCAGAAGGGAAAAGCGATTGTCGTGGTGGTACGTAGCGTCAAGCAAGCGTTAAAAGTGCTTGACGCTATCGACGAATACGTTGACAAATATGTGCATACTACTAGGGAGGAGAGGAGTCAAGATGGCGAAGAAGCAAGCTGAGGACCTGGATCTCGAACTGGAGGGTCTTGAGGACCTGGACTTCGGGGACCTGGATTTAGACGATCTCGATGAGGAGGTTGAGGACTTGTCTGTGGACGANGAGGAGGAGGAAGAGGAGCCCCAAACGCCACAGCCGAAAAAAGCGGAGGCCCCTGCGCCGAAGAGGCGTGGGCGCAAGCCGAAGGGCAAGGCAGAAAGCGCCGCCACAACCACGGTCGTCTTGGTGGAGGAGCCGGAGGCCGAAGAGCCTGCTCCGAAGACTGAGGCCGCGGATCAGCAGCAAGCGGTGGCAACCTCCGCGGAAGTCCCGGCACCGCTGTTGGTTGAGGCTATCAACCACCGTATCCGGGTTCTCCGTGAGCGGGATCAGGACACGTCGCAGCTTGAGTGGGTGCTCTCCCTTCTCTCCGTCCTGCAAATTTGATGGAGAGGAGGGGACTATGTGCCCCGGCGACAGAAGGGGACGCCGGAGAGCGATCTAAAAACAAGGGGAACACCGTTGTTCATCCGTATGTCGCAGCGGGAGCGGAAGGTCGTGGAGTACGCCTGCAAGGTGCGACACGGGGCGGTGGAAGGGTACCTCTCGGACTTCTCACGACGAGCCCTGCTAGCGTACTCCAAGGCGATCATCCAGCAGCACAAAAAGAAGAAGGCGGGGGATTGACTCCCCCGCCTTATCTTTTTAATGGAACCCACTTGCGGGCTTCCCGGTCCCACACCAGCACCGTGCCGTCTTCGGCTTTGAACGTAATGGAGAAGGTAGGAGGCGGCACATTGAGTTCCGCCCCTTTGCGCTGCCACTCGCGGGCCGCTGAGTCATCCAGCGTCGGCGGGGAGTTGATAGCCTCTCGGACATCCACCAGACGCCTGTAGACCCAGCCTACGCCGTCTATCCGGTACCAGTCTGGCTTTCCGTTTTTCCCACACCAAGCAGGTCCTTGAGCCACTTGCCCACTGTCTGGTGCTCACCAATGGCCGTTAGCGCCACGGAAATTGCCGCTAGCACTGCTGACCCGAGGGGCATACCGCCTTCGAGCACGTTATACACTACCACAGCGGCGATGGACACACCGAACACTAGGAGGATAACCGGCCTGCCGTCCAGCTTTGTGAAGTACCTGATNATGCCGACGACCACCACCACAAGAGTAGCTAGCCCCAGCCCGCCCAGGGCGATGTCGCCGACGATGGCACCGACAACCTCATGAATCTCCTCCTCTGTCGGTGTCTGCGCCAGCACAGGGAAGGCCAGAAGCAGCAACGCAACCAGCAACACCACAGCCTTACGCATTGCCAATCAACCTCCTGTAGTTGTCTCCTCTCCACACCGCACCCCATGGGCGCATGTCCACGTGGACAAAGCCCTTGTCGGGGTACACCTCAATGCCTCGGAACCCAAGCTCGTCTGCGACCTTTCCCACCTCTAGTACGTTGACTCCCCGGACCCAAATGTCCGCCGCGTACCCGCTCATGTGCCAGGACATCTCGCTGCCCTTGACGACCTTCCGGTTGTACGCCGGGCACCTGTAGCCTGACGTGATAACAACCGGCGCGCCGAAACGGTCCCGTAGCTCCTGCAGCTTCTCAACAAGAACGGGCTGGACGATTGCCAGCCCGCCGCAGTACTCGCTCTGTGTTCCCGGCTTGTATTTGCCTGCGTCCGCGCACCTACACCGAAACTCGTCAGCATGGAAGTTCTTGCTCAACCACACCTCTTACTCACCTCGAAGCTTGTGGATGATGAGCTGCCACACGGCGCTGGCGACTGTCCCCATCACAGCCGCCATGCCGTACAGCTTTGACTTGGCCGCCTCGACTTCTCTGAGCCGCTGGTCGTATTTGTCCATTTTCTTTTCCAAAGCCTCAAACGAATCCCTCATTTCCTTTCTCGTCTCCATGAGCAGGTCGTAGATCATCTTCACCATGTCACGCTGTGCTTCCAACTTCGTGATACCCCCTCCCCGGTCAGGTGCGAGGAATTGGCGGCAACGGTAAGCGCTCTGTGGACGGGACCGGCGGTCTCCCCATCCCTGGGCCTGTACCGGGGATGGGGGGAATGAAGCGTCCTGTCGTAGATGGAATGGTCGGTATGTTCACGGGGTAGGGCGGGCCGAAGATCTGCATGCCCTGCCAGATAAGCATTGGGTCAAGGCCGCGGCTTTCCCCGGACCGCTGCACGTCTGCNGCGGTCACTCCCAGGCGGCGCAACACCTGNGCATAGCGCTGCGCCTGTTGGATGTCGCCGCGGTACACCGCAGGCCAGAAGCCCAGGNTGCCGGTGCCGTAATAGTAGCTGCGGACTCGGCGCAGGGCGTTTTGGTGGACCTCCTGCGGGTCCAGCCCCAACTGCACGGCCTTGCGCTGTAGCTCCCCAAGCCTCCAGGCGGGGTCTCCCCACAGGAAGTTCTCCACGGCCTGAGCCACCCGTGCCGTGGTCGTGAACGCCTCGGGGTCCACCGCCTCCATGATGGTTTCTTCGTACTCCCGGTACAGGTTGTAGCGGTCCTCGGCCTCGGTTGTGGGGCCGAAAATGCCGCGCACCGCCTCGCCGGGAGACACGGCGTAGCGCACCGCGCCTTGGTCGTCAAGCTCCTGCCACTCGTTCATGGCACGGCGGATGAACCTTGCAAAGCGGTCATATTGCACCTTACCGGGGATGAACTGCTTGGCGTGCTCTAGGAACTTGTCGGTGGCCTCCTGCACCAGCCTCGGGTCACGCTCTAAGATGCGAGCACGCAGGGCCTCAACCCCCGCCAAAGCTGTCTCGATGGGAATGGAGAACTCCTTCTTCACCAGGAAGCTGTAGATGGGGTGCCCTTCCAGCGTGCGCCANGGGAGNATGTCCCTGAAGTTGAAGCCGGTGGCCTCGCTGAGGACGTACCCGCCCAACACCAGCGCGGCGATGGTTTTGACAAGCTCCTTGCGGTGGCCCGTGCTCCAGTAAGCCTCCAACATGCGAGCGAAGTTCACGGGGTAGGTGTGGAGCACGCCCACAAGCCTGCCCACAGGGGTACGGAACAGCGTCGGGCTGTCAATGCCGTACAGGAACTGCGTCATGGCGGCTAGGGCGTTGCCTTCCTCAATGGCTTGGCGAAGGCTCTTGCCCTCGTCCAGCGCCTTGAGAAGCCCCGCCATGTAGGCCGTCTGCACGTTTTGCTGGTCCGCCCACTCGAACATCTTGAAGCCCCACTCGGGGATAGGACCAAAGATACGGTCCAGAATCCGCTTCTGCAGCTCAAGGCCCTGCAGGTAGACACGGTGCTGGCCGACCCAGTTGTAATTGAGTAGCTCCTTACCGGACTGTGTGCGGAGCGCTCGTTGCGCCTTGAGCCAGTACTGCGGCCCCACAGCGCCGACCACATGCAACTGTTGGGTGAGGTTCTTGATGGCGCTGAATGGGTTGAACCCGATGGTACCCATGTGGGTCANCTCAACCAGCAGGTGNGNCAACTCCTGTGCCGGTCTGTCGGGGAACTGCTTCCTCAGCGCCCTGTACACCGGCCCCGCCAAGCGCTCGATCATGGTGTTGATCATNATCTCGTCAGCGATGGGTCTGCCCATAAGCACGCCCCACCACATGTCAAACAAGCGCTTGCGGTTGGGATCCATGTCGCTCAGAAGTGGGTCGATGACGTCCTGCACCGGCTTGAAGAATTTGCGCTTCGCACCAGAGCGCAGGTACGCCATTGCCAGCGTAAGCACATCGTACTCACGGTTCTCGACGACCTTGGCCGTGCGCTCGAACTCGGCGAAGAACTTAACCTCTTGGTACACCTCGGCGGGGAGGATTTTGGACAAGTCCTCGCCCTTGCGGAGCCGCGGCAGGTAGTCCGTGAGGAACCGATTCGGGTCCAGGCCAAACTCTTTGAACAGGCCGCTATCGGGGTCTGCACCGAAGAACTCCTTCCGCAGCCGCTCTGCAGCCTGAATNTCCTGCTTGGTCAAGCCCTCAACGGTCTCACCCTCCAGGTAACGGGCGATACGCTCACGGGCAGCTGGGTTCCGCAGGAAAGGCTTGAGGATGTCCTCCAGCTTGTTCATGTACAAGTGGACGAAGCTGGCGTACTTGTAGTGGGCGTCCCGGACGGGCTTCACAATGTCCTCGCCAAACACGTCCCGCGCAAGGCCGAACAGCTTGGCGTACCATGTGGGTGTGGAGGCCCGCATGGCTTGCATGGCGTCCTGCGGTACTTCGAGAAGGTCCCGGTGCCGCCAGCCAATGGTGCGGAACGTGCGGGCGACATCTTTGACGCCCTCCACGGACTTCCTCCACTCGAAGCCAACAATCTGGTCCAACTCCCTGTGGAACGCAGAGCGGCCAACCTG